TTCACACTTTCTGGCATTGGATTAGGTTTATGCCATATAATATCTTGTCTTAAATACCATCCATCTGCTCTTAATGCAAACGCTAACATCCAAGGTATTCCAATTAAATCTTTTTCTTTTAACCCATCTAATTTGTTAGCACGTTTGTTACTATTAGTGGGTAGATCTTGTCTAGTCTCACTAACACTTTGCTTAGGGTAATTAGCACCCTTTCCAGGACGATAGTTGTAATAACTATCACCTATGTTTAACCATAACGTGCCATCTTCAGTTAATACATTTCTAACTTCTCTGAATACTTTCACCATCTCGTTAACATATTCTTCTGGTGATTGTTCTAAACCTATTTGATTATCTTCTCCACCATAATCTCTTAGTCCGTAATATGGTGGACTTGTTACACACATTCGAGCACTATTTGGTAAGAACGCTGATAACGTCTTACGACAATCTCCAAATAAAATAGTATCTTTCATAGTTTCATTATAAGGATTTCATGTGATTCTTTAGGTGTATTACCTACATCTTTCTTATTCTTTCCTACCCTAGTTTCACCTAAAGCATAAGAATAATGCCACTCAGGATATATTTGATCGAAGTCTTTATAATATTCCCTAATAGTCTCACAATTATTATAACTTAAAATGAAAGATCCATTATGAGAATATAATAAATCTCTTAATCTTTCATGGTTAAATCCTGAATGATGTACATCTATATTAGCATTAGGATAGATACCTTTAAACATTTTATTATCTTTATCTTTCTCTAAGTAATACGGTGGATCAAGATATAAAAACTCTGTATTAAATTCTGTTATAACATCATTGAAATCACCCTTCTCTACATGTAACTTAGGGTTACTATAATTTCTGATCTTATCTATCATTTTATCCCATTTCTTTTGGGATTCATATATCTTACTCATCCAACCTAAGTACATAGGTCCATATGAAAGATTGTGATTAAAATAATAATATGCTGCTGCTGTTAAGTTATCTAAATCAATTCCATCTCTTCGATAATAATCTGTATGCCAATCTTTAAGCATACGTTGAGTATAATTCCACTCAAGTAGTTTATCTTTAACTCTCTTATATTCTTTCTTAGTTGGAGATAACTCTGATAATTTATCTGCTAATGATATATTATCATATAATAATTGATCCCAAAAAATAACTAGGGCATCGAAAATATCGAACCCTAGTACTTCTATTCCCAACTCACTTGACCATCTTGATTCTAAACTACCACCACCCATAAAGGGTGATATTATTCTATTAGGAATAGGTAGTTTAGGTATTTGTTGGGTGATAATATCGTATGCTTTTGATTTACCACCAGCATACCTAATTGGTGTTTTCATTAACCAGTAATCGGTTTAGATTATTAAAGTCAGATAGGTAAATATATCTTTGGTTGAATTCTTTACCCGCAGATACAGAACCATCCTTTCTTTTGTGATTTACTTTACCATCTTCCCTTATTATCATATCACCATCATACCCATTTTGTCTACCCTTTAAGTTAGATTCAACATTACGATCTGACTCATTCTTAACATAACGCTCTATCCAATAAAGATAGAAATTATATGCTTTGCGATAAGTAGAGTATTTTGCTTCACCACCTCTAACATATACCTCATCAGTAATAGACATTGCTGCCATCATTATTTTACCTAAAGCATTAGTTTTTGCACCATTTACATAACTTCTATCATTACATGCTCTAACTAATTCATTAAAATGTTTATCACCTTTAAATGCCTTAGTTGCTGCTAATAATGCAGTTAATAACGGTGGATCTATACCATTTGCTTTCTTTAAGTTAAACTGATCTAAGTATTTAAGTTCTGGTAAAAAGTGTTGTAATTGTAAACCTGAGATCTCTCTTGCAGACGCAGTTTTAGTCTCATTTGGACCTACTTCAACAGAATCTTTACCTTTATTTGAACCATATTGAGGTGCACCATAAGTAAACATTGATGCAAAATTAAGAGCAGTTCCTATTGTACCATCAATAAACTTAGGTGATATAGGATTCCATCCTAATACTCTATATTGACCAGTTAATGCTTCACCAGTTGTTTCACAAGCATCAGGAGAATCGTAGGTTAAGTATATACCATGCAATTCTTTTAATGTTTCTTTCTTGTAAACATTTGCAGATAATCTTTGTGGTAGTTTGTCTAAACTATAATTTGTCCAAACAAATTTACGAGTATTAGCATCAAGAATAAAGACAGATCCTGCTTTATATAATATGCCATCCTCATCACGATCATCTTGTGTAAGAATACCAAGTGCAATCACTAAATGAGGATCTTTTAACTCATTCATATGATTTGTTTTAGACTTTTGTAATCTTAATTCTTCTCTTCTTTGTTTAATCCAAGAGTTGATTTGAATAAAAAGATCAAAAGAAAGAATACCATGATATAGTGATCCTTCAATATGATCTAAAGTGTCTACGAAGTCTTTAAACTCCGTAGACATTTCACTTTGATTAATAATATTCTCAGTTAATGTCATATAAAATTTACTTTGGTTTTGTTAAAATATTGTGTCCTTCTTGAATATATCTTTCCCAAGGTTTTGCTTGTTCTTGATAGTTCCAATCTGGATATGATCCTGTGAATCTAACATAATCAGATACACATTTATCTTCCATTTCTTTAAATGCAGAGACTAATGTTTGTTCAGTTCCAAATAATCCTCTAACAGGAGCAAGAACTTGTTCAGATAAAATAATATAAACCTGAACCTCTTTACATGCCTTAAGTGATTCAAATATTAGAGTATTGATACCATAAGATCTTATTGAAGGACGACCAGTGTTACCAGAAACATAAAAAGACATTGTTGATTTAATGCCTCCTTTGCCTACACTTCCACCGATCTTCTTGATCTCGCCATCAACAACTAATAGATAAACTCTACCAGCATTGTTCTTAAGAAATGTTGTAGGTAAATCTTCCCACACCATTCTAAGATTAGACTTAGATGTACTTGTATTAAGTACAACTTTACCCACTAATTGAGCATTTGGACAATCAGAAATTTTCATGTAATTAAGTTTTGAGTGAAATATGAAGGTTATGAGATACCTCCAAACTTGATTAGATCATAACATAATCTAATGAGGATTAAATGTCCTCAGGTACAAAGCGTAACATATCGTAATGACTACGATAGCAATGACCAATACGTTAGCAATCATTCAATAGAACCATACCATGCGAGAAGGGCAAGAATAGCACCAATAATTAATAATGGTAACCATATTTGAGATAGAAGTACCAAGAACAAGAATCCTATAATAATAGGTAATGCCGATAGACTTGAAAATATTCCAGCACGAGTAGTAGGATATTGTGTAGTGCTTTGACCACTATTGGTCTCACCCTTCCACAATACTCTCAATACTGGCATACCATACATTGCTTCAGCAGTTTGTCTTGCTTCATCCTCGTGATAACAATCATTAATGAATACAGTTTTGTTAATACCATTATCACGTTGAAGAAGTACTTCATAAGTGTTCATAGGTTTGCTAATACATCATAAACAGCATCATCCTCAGTTCCTATAACTGATGAAACCCAATCATCCTCCTGCTCTTGGCAGTTATCAAATTGTTCATCATAGTCTACTGATGGAACAAATAGTCTTTTAGGCATTGTACCCAAATCCTCCATTGTTAAAACGACGTGTTGATTCAATTTCTTCTCTTAATTTAGAAAGAGAAGTTTTTAATTTAATAAGTTCCTCATCATTGTATAGAAAAGGATCCTTATCTGCTTTTTTTAAAGCATTTTTTAGCAGTTTAATCTGCATCTTAGGGGAGAAGTATCGCCTCATACATTTAATATAGTATAAAATTTAGGGTTTTGGGAAGCACCTATGCCACTTTATCTTCTGGCACATGCTTATACAATTCTTTTAGATGGAGTTTGTCTGTAATCTCATCTATATCTGCCATTTTCGCTTGATACTCATCAAAAGCAATAAGATGATCCCTAAAGAATTGTTTCTGAAGTTGGCAAACATACATGATTAGAGCATCTTTCACAATCATTTTTTGTTCCCTTGAAAGTAGTTGAGAATGTAATCCGATCATCTTCGGAGTTTTTTACTGTACTCTACTATATTATCACGAACTTGCATTAATTCAACATAACATTTTTGATTATGTGCACATGAACGTAAATGATTATCAGGTTTATGTAAAGACTCGATAAACAAATCGAGTCCTCTATTCCACTTATCATTTTCTGACTCAATGTCAGTTATAGTATTTTGATCTTTCATTAATATTGTGTAGTGTATTCTATTTCAATTCCATCAAATGAAGCATCATCATAATCAAGATCATCTTCATAAGTATCATCTTCTACCAAGTTCGTCATCTGAGAGTTGTCCGTTGAACATTCTCTTTTTTTGATTTGATTTTCCATAGTCATAAGATTCCTCCCATTTAGAACGATTAGTACCTCCTTTCTGCCTTTTATCTCTTAGTGATTTACCTGGAGAATAATATCCCCTTTCTGAACCACCTCGTCTAAAAGTCTTGCCCATTTGTTTGATAGTAGATTTTTAACTACAATGTATATAGTACCACGAAAACCTTATTTTGTCTATTGAAAGTTGTATAATATATTGCCAGCAATAATACATCTATCATTAACAGAAGTAGGTGGTACTGAATGAAACTGATGACCTAAAAAGAAAATAACTCTACCTTCTGGTAATAGTATTTCTTCATCATCTAATATTAAAGGTGAAGATCCTTCAGGCATTTTTACATAATAAACAAATGACATTGCATAAGGAAAATGATTATGTTTTATAACACCTTCTCCTTTATTATATAAAACTCCCCAACATTCATTAATCTTAAATGCTAAAGGATTGAAACCTAAAAGACTTGCATCATATTCTTTATCATATCCATGTGCAAAATAAAATGCAGCATACTTTATTGAGGATTCTATCCATGTTAAAAATGAATTTAATGATTCATTATCTCTCTTATCATCACCAAAAGTGAAAGATGTTCTGAATCCATTTCCTCTTATTCTGTATGCACTTTCACTCCTAATTAAATCATATAAACTTGAATTTATAGTTTTATCAGGAATATCAAGACAAGGATATAACATAGTTATTAAGTGTCTCTATTCTTATCCTTGTATACAGTATCGTTTTTAATTGCATACTTTTCTCTTAAAAAGACTACAGAGTTATCATCAACTCTAGTATCTTCTAACTCACTATCTTTAACATGAGATTCGTTAGATACACTAAGTTCATTAAAATAAAAACCAACTCCTCTAAGGAAGTCTGAAGTATTATCAACAACGTCTGTTAAATAGTCGCTATGAAATTCTTTTGTTGTAACTACACCCTGATCGTCAGTTGCAGTTAAAATGAATGATGGCATCCGCCTTAAATGTGATTACTCAGAATTATAGCACCATAATTTCTAATTGGCAACCACTTGTGCCACTTGACAAATTGATTCTAATGTTATAATATACATGGTATATTAAAGTGATACCATGCAAGAACAACTAGCATATAAAGTTGACGAGACTAAATTAACTGAAGAATATGATAATTTTATTGGAATATATAATGGATTCTTTCCTGAAGATTTCTGTCAAGATGTTATAAACCTATTCAACTACTCATCACCTATAGTTAAAACAAGAAATACATTAGATGTATCTCAGGATTTTGTATTTTCTTCTGACTTTGTAGAAAATGCTATGCCTAGTATATCATCACTTAATATAAAACTTAGATCATATTTTCATCAAATATCAGATTTTTTAGTTGGTAAGTATATAGACAAATATAATGTACTTAAAGCATTAGAAGGATATAGGTTACATGATTTAAAGATGCAAAAGATTAAACCAACAGAAGGGTTTCATCATTGGCACTATGAAAATATACTCCGTAGATATAATGATAGAAGATTAGTATTACAGTTATATCTAAATGATGTTAATGATGGTGGAGAAACTGAGTTTCTATATTATTCTAAAAGAATATCACCAACACAAGGTAAATTTTTAATATATCCAGCAACATATACACATGCACATAGAGGCAACCCACCATTAACAGGTAACAAATATATAATTACATCTTGGGTTGAAGGAGTTGGTAAAGATTAGATAACATCCTTAGATCTAGTCTTAAACATTAAACTCATTCTTATTTCATCACAATAATGAGAGACTGGTCTTACTCCATGCCAACAACTACCAGGAATTATTAATATACTTCTACTTTTAGGCAGATAAGACTCACTTATCTGCCTTTTTTCTCTGTCCCATACTATAGTTTCACCACACCAATCAACATTCCAATTCTTATTAGCATACACAATACATGTTTTACTACTAGGGTGAAGATCGTCTCTATGTAATATTTGATCTATTCCTGATGTAACAGCATTAGCGTAACATCTTACTAATACATCATCTTTAAAATATTTTGGTTTAAGACATTGCCAAATTTTTTTAACAATTCCATGCAACTCGCTTTCACAATCATAATATTTTTCTTCCTTATATTCTGGACCAGCAAATATTATAGACCAATGAGGAATACTCCTCTTCATACCATTAAGAGATTTAAATCCCCATTTCCATGATGAATTGAGTAAAAATTGTTCTAATTCTAATGAAATATCTTCTGAAAGAACTTCTTCATTATAATCCGAATACGGTTTTAAAATCTGTTGCAACATTCTGTATTACTGATTCACATTGACTTTCAGTCACCCTAGTTCCACTATTTCTTGATAATAATATTCTACCATTTATACAAGAAGAACTTGTAGTTTCATATCTTGAGTAATCACTATTTGTATTAGTACTATAATCTGTTTGATCTATAGAAGTAATTGCAGAGTTAAGACTAGGATGTCCTAGAGTAAAATATAAATGATTAACTGATGGGTCACCAGCGTTATATGCTTTATTACACAACCAAGAGTGAACAATACAACCATTTACAACACTATTATTAGCATATATTGTTGATTGATTTGTGCTACCACCACCATCTGCACCTAAATCTCCTGAAGTGTACCATCCATATTGACGTGAAGTACTACCACTTGTAGAAATACAGAATAATGGATGAGTATAACCTAAAGCACCCCACCTCAAATTTCCAGCAGTTGTACTTACAGTATTATAACTAATATCATCCGCTACATTACTACCTGCTTGATATACATCAACATAGTTACCACCGTCATACATATCTCCACCACCATCACTGATGTAACCTGGTGAATTATCAAGACCATACTGATAAAAACTTGAGTTTTGATAACGAGTGAGATTATTTCTAAAATAATTAATTAAATTAGTAAAATCACTATCTGATATAAGATCTACTGGTGGGGGTGGTGCTACTGATGGCAATGACAACCATCCATTATTGATAGATGTATCAGTTCCATCATATAAATCAAGAGTATTATTAGTAGTATTCCATCCCATTCTACCTTGAATAAGATTTGATGAAGGTCTTGCTCCATCTGTCCAAGTTTCTAAAGTATCTAAAGAACTTTGAAGATCACTCCAAGAACTACCAGTATAAACTTGTATTCCTCCTACTTCAGTATTGTATATTAATGTACCTGCTGCTGGAGATCCAGGTCTATTAGAGTTAGTGTGAGAAGACAATGATAACCCTTCACCAGGACTAACGTTAGTCGTAGTTAGGTTGGTTGGATTAAGTTGTCCAGTAGTAAATGTGGACATAAAATTCTATTTTATCAATCTTGATTATTTATACGTCACCAACGTTGGTACTTGGGTAAGATCTACCATCACCCCAAATTATTCTTACAGCACCCTTTCCACCTGTTCCACCTGGTCCATAGGTGTCATCTTCTGGTGCACCTCCACCTCCACCATAATCACCACCAAACTGATCACTTGTACCACTACCACCGCCACCTTGACCACCGCCAGAACCGCCACCGCCGTTTGCTTGACCATCTGAACCAGCACCGAGGATGCCTACGCCTCCTCCTCCACCACCATAGGATGAACCGCCGCCACCAGCACCGCCGCCACCAGAACCATTAGAACCAGAACCTGATCGACCACCTTGTCCACCATTTCCTGAATATCCTCCAGCACCACCGCCACCTTGCTGACCTGCATCATTAATAGCATTAGATCCAGGACCACCTGATCCTCCACCTTGAGCACCTGAACCAGAATTACCTGATCCAGCAGATCCTCCACCAGTATTTTGAGATGCCTCTGCAACACCTCCACCGCCTCCACCAGCATATAGGAGATTACTTCCACTTCTTCTTATATAACTCTCACCACCAGTACTACCATTACTTGTACCATATCCACCACCAGCACCTGAAGCACCAGATTTAATATCTAGAGTTTCACCACTAGTTACAGCAAAAGTACCCCATGAGAGTCCTCCACCGCCACCAGCACCAGAACCAGTACCAGAGTTACCTTGACCGCCTCCTCCTCCTCCACCGCCACCAACAACGACAGCAGATATTTGAGTTACACCATTAGGTACAGTAAATGTAGTTGTTTGAGCAGTTGTCCATTCTTGCTGACCTGGTTCAGCAGCAGCACTTCCTGCTACTGCTCTCCAATCAGGATCACCAGCATCAGTAACTCCAACATATATCTCTAATGCAGTATCAGCAGTATTATATCCAGGAAATCCAACAGTTAAATTTGCAGTTGGTCTATTATCACTACCATCCCATTTTGTTAATACACTAGCATCTGCTAATGGTGCCCATGAAGATCCATCCCACACTAAAACCTGATTTAATGTACTATCAAATATTAATGAACCTTTAGTAGCAGAACCAGGTCTAGTACCAGTTGTATAGTTTGGTATCCTAGTACCTCCTGCTGATTTTATTGTTCCAGTAGGATTTAAATTAGTTGTTGTTACTGTCGTTACGTTTAATTGTGGCATTATACATCTCCTACGTTAGTACTTGGGTATGCTCTTCCTGGTCCCCAAATGATTCTGACAGCACCGACACCACCATCACCACCACTATCTTGAGTGTCATCTTCAGCAGCACCACCGCCACCTCCATGAACACCACCATTTTGTGAAGATGATCCTCCACCATTACCACCACTAGATCCTCCAGATCCACCAGCACCAGATCCACCAGTACCAGATGATCCTTCACCTAAGATGCCGACTCCACCGCCGCCACCTCCATAGGTGGTACCACCATTACCACCTGATCCTCCACCACCTGATCCATTATTACCTGTTGTTGATCTACCACCTTGACCACCATTTCCTGAATATCCTCCAGCACCTCCACCACCTTGAGCAGATGCGTCATTAATAGCATTAGATCCATTACCACCTGATCCACCGCCACCAGAAGCGTTACCAGAAGAACTACCTCCTGATCCACCACCAGTATTTTGAGATGCTTCACCAACACCTCCTCCACCTCCTCCTCCGAAGAGAAGATTAGTACCACTACGTCTTATCCAACTATCACCACCAGCACCACCATTACTACCACCAGTATTACCACCTCCTCCACCAGCACCCGCTTGAATATCTAGAGTTTCACCAGCAGTAACAGGAATAGTGCCCCATGAAAGACCACCTCCTCCACCAGCACCAGAACCAGTACCAGAGTTACCAATGCAACCTCCACCGCCGCCTCCACCACCGACACATATGGCAGAAATTTCTGTGAGACCATTAGGTACTGTGAATGTTGCAGAACCACCAGTTATCCACTCTTGTTGACCTGGTTCTGCTACTCCACCACCAGCAGAAGAAGTTGCTAATTGTCTCCAACCTTGCTCAACAGGAGTAGTTCCATCATAAACTTCAAACCAATGATGTTCTGTATTATATCCTATACTTCCTACAACTAAACCTGAGGTTGGTCTAGTTGAATCTGTCCAAGTATTAAAAGGTGACCCACCAAGAGATTCCCATTGGTTTGCCTTCCTAACTTCAGTTTGTCCAGTTGCAGTATTGAATATAACTGTATAAAGTTCAGCAGCAGGTTTACCGTCTGCTGGATAATTAGGTAATGCTAACTCACCAGTAGTAGTTATCACACCTGAAGCGTTAACGTTTCTACAATTAACGGTAGTAGCATTTAATGTTGACATAATACCTATTAACTATCCTTTCTATTTATTTATTTAATCCACCAGTACATTGGCGTAGATGACAATGCACCATTATTTCCTGGATTACTTGTTGCACTGTTACCACCACAACCCCAATCCGTGTTATCATCATTACCAACCTTAACATTATTATTACTATCACAATCTTGACCTGTAGTATCATTACTAGCACCATCATAAGGTATTGCTAATGTTCCATCAGTGTCACCACCAGATCTAGAAGTATAATTTCCATTTCTACCAACATGATACCATTCAAATTGTCCACCATCAGTTGATAACTGAGTCCAAGGATTCATCCAACCTGATGAAGGTGCAGTGTTACCACCTATAGTACCATAACTATATTCAGAAGTGTCAGTTCTATTATTTTGATATCCAAAGTCACTTATATTATTATATTTGTGATCAGGTCTATTATATGTCCATCTCAAATTATAACTATTATCAAATCTTCTTATACAAGTTCTTTGTACATTAGGATTAGAACCATTAGAAAGATAATGTTGACCTACTGCTGGTGCCCACACCTCTTTCCATGTAATTGCTGACGACCAATTATAATACCAATCTGCTTGAGAACTTGTTCCTAACTGATTTACATCATTAGTACAAGTAACCCGAAACTGATTAATAGTCATATCTGACATATTAGCACTAACAGCATAACCTGAATTCTGATCTATAGTACCTACTGTAGTTGTAACATTATTATTCTTACCACCCCAATATCTACTCTGACCGAATGTACCTGCCATCATCCAACCAGATCCTCCTTGTGCATCTTGAGTATCAAAATCACAATATACTTGTTTAGCACCACCAGTAGTAAGAATCCAATATAATCCTTGACCAGAAGTAACTACTTCATTATCATATAACCACTTAGCAGAAGGAGCAGCAGCACCTTCACTACTTCCATCTTGACCAACACCAAATGGGAATGTTACCCAATCAGTACCATTATATAATTCAACTTTATTTGTTTGAATATTAAAACGAATCATACCAGGATTAGGATTCGCAGGTCTTTGTGCTGTAGTTCCTTGTGGTAATGCAAATTGACCACTAGATGCCATAGTCATATTACCATTCACATTTAAATGATTAGGAGAATCCATACGAATCCTAAACTCATCCCATTCTGGTCCTTTTAATCCGTCTGTTTGAACTATACTCATTTTATAAACCGTAGAATGCTTTTTCAGCGTTAAAGTGTTGTGCTATTTGTGCTGCTGATAGGTAAGTACTGTAATATCTTATATGACCATATCCAGCATTTTGTGCAATATTCTGTTGTGCTTGATTTGCTCCAACAGATAAGTTAAATGTATTATTAAAGTTATGAGTAGTATTAGATGTTGCAACCACAGCACCATTAATATAAATTTCTCTACCAGTTTGAGTCTGCATTGCTACTATATGTTTCCAACCAGTACCAATGTTTGAAGAGTTATAACCAAATAGATTACCACCATCACTAAACATTTGTAACTGTGAACCATCAGCATTAAATATCAAACCAGCATCACTACTACTCCAGAAATTACTCTTACACATAAGAATAGACCAACCTTGACCTGGACTATATGGTAACCAGAACCAACCTTCCATAGTAAATGGATTGGTTCCCACATTCATTGCAGTAACATTACCATCAGCAAAACTAACACTTGCAGTACCATTTGACCAATCTGATCTAACTCTATAGTTATTTGGTTTATATGTATTTGTATTATCAGAAACTGTCCAAGCAGCACCAGTAACTTTATCTGTCCATGTTGCTGCACCAGCAGTATATTCTGTTGGATCTAACCATGATGCTAGACCTGCTGTCTGTATCTGTCCACCTCCACTAGACCCACCTCCAATAGGTGTCAATCCATATCTTTCGCACATAGCATCATAATTAATTTGAACTTCGGATGATGAAAGTTCTCTATTATAAACCATTGCAACAGCATAGTCACCTATAAATGGTTCATTACCACTACCAGTACCACTATCACCAGCACCAAAACACCATGTTGTTGTAGTATGTTGAGTAGACTGATTACCACTTGCATATTCTAAAACACCATTAACATATAATCTTACTGGACCACCATCAGTATGTGTCATAGTAAGATTATACCAAGTATTAGTAACTAAATCATACCCAGTATTGAGAGTAGGATCATAGCAATAAACATCAACACCAGCAGTTGCAAATAACCAATCATCATTATCTTGGTCAATCCAACTTCTCCAACCACTTAAAGTAGTAGGTCTTATCCAAATATTATATGTAAATGTATTATAACTAACGCTCGAAGTCTCTATCTGTGCTAACTCATTACTACCTCCACTCATTTGGAAATAACCATTATTAGAAGAAGACCAATTTGGATTGTATATAGTAGCATCTCCAAAAGGTGTTCCTGCTGGTGCTATATTTGCCCATGTACCACCACTTCCACTATATGAATTTGAATCTCCAGCATCTAAATGTATATCTAATCCATTAGTTACTATTGTTGCAGCACCACCACCTCCAGCAGCAAATGGTGCAATCCAATCAGTACCACTCCAACATTCTACACTAACAGTATCAGTATTCCATCTCAAATATCCTACATTAGGACTTTGAGGTCTTTGTGATGTACCACCTGCAGGTAATTGAAAAGCACCTGTATTTGCACCCAAAGATAATACACCCTCAACACCGAGAGTATGTCCAGTAGGAATAGATACTTGTCCTAAAGTCTCTGCTACTCCTTCTAATTTACCAACATTTAGAGTGCTCATTTATAAAAATTCTCTACGATTATATTTAGAGAGATAACCATGATGCACCTGTCCAACATTCTAAAACATTAGAATCAGTATTAAATCTTATACTACCAGAAACTGCTTCACCTGTTCTTTGTGATGTAGTTCCTGCAGGAACTGGTATATAAGATTGTCCAAGAATTCTAAGATCACTTCCCATTTCAAGTGTTCCTTCATCCCTAACAGTAACTGTAAAGTTAGGTGAATTTCCTTGTATAGTACCTACATTTAATTGCATTATACAACACTCCAAGAAGCACCAGTTTCTATAGTAACTGTGAAACCTGAATTAATTGTTATTGGACCCGCACTCATTCCATTAGCATATTCTGCACCATTGTTTGCTGTAGCACCAACAGTTAAATTTTCTGCTATAGTATTAGAATTGGTTCTAATTATACTATTATCACCTATTGCTGGACCTCCTCCAGATACAGAAGTCCAACCAGGACTTCCTGTGCCATCATCCGACTTGTATATCTCAGCAGCATCAAGGTCTGTATTAAACCTTAACGTACCTGGAGATACACCAGATGGTCTTTGTGCAGCAGTACCAGATGGTAATCTAAACACACTACTTGTGTTTAAAAAACTTAAGGTGGTTATAATTGCTTCCGTTGACGTGGAAATCTGATTTCCACTAATTCTTGATATTGCCATACTAGATAAACTCCCTCCTTTCTATTTAGATTGGCAGTTCTAAAATATGAACTGTGTCACTTGCTAATGGTGCATCACCAGATGTAAATACAACGTTTGCTCCAGAAGCATCAACTGTATAGTTAGTTCCTGCAATTTGAGCAACACCATTTAGGAATACAATAACTGAATTAGCAGTATGTTGTATGCCACCAGTATATGTTGTAACTGCAAATGTTAATGTTGCACCATCACCAGTATATGATTTTGTAATATACTTATCAGCAGCAACACCACCTCTACCAGTAACAACTAGGTCACCATCAACTCTAGCACTACCATTAACATCTACTCTATAAAGAGTATTTGCTGCTACCCCAAGACCAATATGTTGATTAGCACCAAATGTTGCAATATTAATCTGTCCAGTATCAGTTAAACCAAATTGTTTCCATTCTTGACTATAGTATATCCAACCAAGAGATTTACCTGGAGTCCAGTTAATATTATAAACTAAGTCACCATCAGAAGGTGTATCGTAGTCAGTAATATTAGAGAAATCAGGTAGTCCACTTGCATTTTCTGGTGCTAATAGAGTTTGCTTAATAACTGTACCATCTTGGTTGAAGTAAGATAACTTCTTAGATTGTAAGTTCTTAGTAGATGTAACTAGACCTTGGAATGTAACAGGACCAGCAAATATAGATTCTAACTGGTTAGATGCTCCACCAATTACAGTTAACTTATCAGTTAATACTAACTCAGAGAATGTTTCAATAGTAGTATTCTCTTCACCAATAACATTCAACTGAGCAATATCTTCGTTTGTTATCTGACCAGTAACAGGGTTAATAACCTGGTTACCAATGAATAGGTCACCATTAGAGTTAAGACCAGAATAGAAAGCAACACCTGCTTCTTCTTTTATACTTTGTGAGAATCTAACTTGGTTTTGTGATAGAGTCTCAACCTGAGTTTGAGGGAACGCAGTAGAATAGTTACCAGGACCGAAACCAAGATACTCAAACGTATGATTACCTGATCTAAGGATCGAGTGTCGTCTAAACTCGACATTGATTGGTGCAACTGTTCCGTCATTATTCTGTCTTATATTAATCTTACGAGTTTCTTCATCACCAGCACGTGCAGTTAATTCAACATTAGATAGTCTACCATTAACAGAATCATAGTTAGGTGTAGTACCTGGTTGAGTCCAACCTGTATCTCCTAATAAATATTGAGTTCCTTCCTTAGTAATAGAGAGTTTTGGATCTTTATTAGGTGTAGGAGTAGCACCATCAGTTGAATTTACCAATCCAATAATTTCATTATCTGCAACTGATACAGAGGCATCAGGATCAGCAATAGGATTATCTCTGTCAAATGTAGGATAAACCTCATTTACATTTTGTGAGAAGAATCTATCATTAAAGTTAGATGTTGAAGGTGCAATAGATGCACATAAAAGAGTTAGATAATATATACCATCATCAACACCTCTTACAAATGGTTGTACAACTTCTATATTATAGATGTAATAACACTTCTGTAACTTATAAGATGTTGTATCACTATTCAATGGTTGTAAAACATAACCACTCAACGGATCTCTTGGTAATGGATTAGTCTTATCCTTATCAATAACTAAACGAACACGATATGTTCTATCATCCAAATCTCTTGGGTCAGGTATTCTCTTAAGGAATGTAGTTGGTGTAAAGTTAACATTATTATAAATTGTATTTGTTGAAAGTGTTGTATAAATTCCATTATCAACAGCATCAACAGATAGATACCATCCACCAACTTGTTCTGTGTTAGTACCTATGGTATAAGTTGCACTATCAAATTGAATTGGAGAACCAGGAGTACCAGCAGCAAGACCAGAAACACTAGGTCCATAAGGTGTAATCTTAGCAGAATGAACAGATGCTTCACTTGCACTTTGAGCAACTAATAAACAATTTAATTTGTCAGGAACAGCAGAATTACCTGTGCCATCTTGTCTAGAACCAATAGTATAACCCTGTACTCTAGTTGTTGGTGGAGATTGTTCGATAGTATAACCATATAGATATAATCTTGTTCCAGGAACACCACCTTGACCTGCTAATGCAGAGTTAATTACTTTAGTTCTTTGTATATCAACGTTAACCCAGTTAACAGATGTCTCTTCACCAAATATAACATTATTATTAACAGTTGTAGTATTAGTTCCTGTTAGAGTAACAACTCTGGTATTTGTATTAACAGTACCAACTACTGCACCAGATGCAATTCCAGTACCAGAAACAAGCATACCTGGAACAACACCCATAATAGAACCATCATTGGCAAGTGTTATTGAAGATGCACCAAATACACCAGTAGCAGTTGTTGAAATAACATCCAATGCTTTTGGTGGAATAACGTGAGTTAATGCACCTGCTTTATCTTTAGAGAATGATTTTGCTTTAAATCCAGCAGATCTAAGTGCAGTATTACCAAAGTTACTATTACTATTGGTAATTGACATGTCAGCACCACGTTCAGCAGTGAAATGTGCAAAATATCCAACAGCGAACACCGAGACTGCCTGAATGAACGCATCATCAGATGCAACAATATGTCTATGTCCCCATCCTTTACGATATTCAGCAAATCCATCTAAATGAGCACCATCTCCAGAAACTGCCACATCATAGTTTCCAGTTGATTGATTATATCTTACAAATGCTCTGTCATCTTTTTGTAGTGATAGTCCAGTAAACTGAGCAACAACCATTGATTTGAAACCAGTTGCTTTTGCACCATTAG